AATAAGTTGACACAAATTTTATTATCACTATATTGAAAATTGCAAAAAGGAATTATTATTAATGATTAAACTAACAAACATATATAAGGAAAGATATGACTATAGACCTAAGAAAAGATGCACCGAATCAGGTGTCAAACGTCAATCCAGACGAACTATCACAAGAAATTAATACACTTCAAGAAATTAAACAAGAAGTTATTAATCAAGAAAGTAAATTAAAAGAACTTAAAGAAAGAGAAAAATATTATTCTAATATTATTATACCTGATTTAATGAATCAGTTAAATCTCAAAACTTTAAAATTAAAAGATGGATCAGAAATATCTGTTAAAGATGTATTTGGTGTCTCAATTATTGCTGCTAAAAAGCAAGAGGCACATGACTGGCTTCGGAGACAGGGGTTAGGCGCGATTGTGAAAAATGAGATCACAGTTAAGTTTGGCCTTAACGAAGATAACAAGGCAGAGCAATATGCTCTACTTGCACGAGGACAAGGTTATGAACCCGATCGGAAAATTGCAGTTCATGCCGGAACCCTTAGAACAACTTTGCGGGACTATCATCAAAAAGGTGGTAGCATACCTGCAGAGTTGTTTAATACGTTTGAAGGAAATCAAACGGAAATAAAAACCAAAAATTAAACTAACAAACTACTAAACATTAAGGAGTAAATATATATGGAAAAAGAAGTAGTAAAAAAGAATAGTGCAGGATCACTTGCAACTATTAATCTCAGAGCAGATGGTGGTAAAGGCACCGAAGAAATAAAATCGGATGACGTATCAACTCCGATCTTAAAAATTCTTCATCAACTTTCACCTGAATGTAATGAAAGAGATCCAAAATATGTTGAAGGGGCTAAACCTGGCATGATATATGCAGCAGGCTTCACGCAACTTATCGATGGTAATCAAGGTTTAGATGTGATTGTATCACATTCTCAAACTAGATATCCAGAATGGCAGGAGAGAGGCGACAGTGCTTCAGCTCCAGTTGGAACGCATTTAGATATTCCAGCCGATGCTGTTGAAGAAAGAAACGGCAGATGGAGATTACCTAATGGTAATTATGTAGAGAAGACAGCATATTTTTATGTGCTAGCATTAGTGGAGGGAGAAACAAGACCTGCAGTAATTGCTATGAGATCTTCTAATCTTACACCAGCGAGAGAACTAAACAATCTGATTAAGAATCTTAGATTCTCAGATTCAGAGGGTTCTTTCAATCCAGCTGCATACTCAGCAGTTTATAATTTAAAAACTGTGGGTAAGACAGCAGGTAGTAAAAGCTGGCATGTCTACAAACCATCAAGAGTTAGAAATCTTGATGTCAGTAAAAAAGCAGATGCTGAAATGTATGAAGTTGCACAACAACTTCAAAAAACTGTATCCAAAGGTGCAGCAAAACCAAAATACGAAGCATCTAAAAATACTGGGGACATAGTATAACCGAGTACTTGTTAAGTACACTTGCGAGCAGGGCGCCGAAGCGAGAGTAGAAGCGCCCTGATTTATTATGAAAGATTTTGAAAAATATTTTAGCGGATTAAAAAGAGACTTTGGTTTCTGTAATGTTAAGAACGGATATCATGACCCTAAAACAAATAAATTAAAATTTGACCCTGGTGATTATGGCTGGGCTAAAAGACCCATTACACAAAAAGATTATGAAGATCATTTAAAAGGACAAAAGTCGATAGGACTACAAGCGTGTGATGACGAAAGCATGGCTAGCTTTGGTGCGATTGATGTTGATCCAGATGATTACGAAAAATTTGATTTACAAAAATATTTAAAAGTTATTGATACAAAAAATTTACCTGTTGTTCCTATTGAATCTAAAAGTGGTGGACTTCACATATACGTCTTTACAAAAGAAAAAGTACCTGCATCTTTAATTAGAGAGTTTTTATCAAATTTATTATTTTTATTTGGACTACCTGCTAAGACAGAAATATTTCCTAAACAAACTGCATTAGGTAAAAATCAAAACGGTGAAAGAACGACTGGTAGTTTTATAAATTTACCATACTTTAATGGTAATGAAAGAAGAGCATACAAACCAGATGGTAGTAAAATGGAGTTAGATTATTTTTTAAAAGTAGTCGAGGCTAATTTACAAACAAAAGAAAGTTTACAAGAAGTCAGTAACAAAAAAATAAAAGAAGTATTAACTGGTGGTCCAGAGGAGTTTTCAGATGGTCCTCCATGTTTACAAATGATTTGTAAAGAGATACAAGAATCAGGGAACAAATTAAAAGACGAAAGAGATAGATTTTTATATAACTATATGGTGTTTGCTAAGAAAAAATTTAGTGAGAATTGGGAAAAAAAAGTTTTACAAGCAGCTAGAAATTATATTCACTATGATGAAATATGGGGTGATGGAAAAGTAGAAGAAAAAATTAAATATTGGAAAAAAGACACAGCAGGTTTTAAATGTAATGATTTACCTATATCATCTTATTGTGCGAGGGGCACATGTTTAAAAAGAAAATTTGGTATTGGTGGCCATTTTGATTCGCAGTGGCCATCAGTATCAGGTTTAATTAGAATTATGTATAAGCCTGACCATGAATATTTTTTTAATGTAGAAGTAGCTGCAGATAAAATTGTACAAGTGCATGCAAGAAGTATTAAACAATTTAATGAAATGAAACAGATGCGTAGTTTAATTGCTGACCATACAACAACTTATCCACCAAGTATAAAAGAAAAAGAATATCAAAATATATTAAATGGTTTGTGGGCAACGATGGAAACAATACAACCACCAGCAGGGACTAATCCAGTAGATATGTTGAAAAAAGAATTGTATGATTATGTTAATGGACCTAAAGCAGGAACTTATGCATCTTTTAAAAGTGGTGCTGTGTTACATGAAGATGAGTGTTTTTATTTTATATACGATAAATTTTATGATGAATTAAAACGTGGAGATTGGAATCAAGAAAGAGCCAGGACAGCTACGATGATTAAACAATATTTTAAAGGTGAGTTTGATTGTCAAAAAAGATTTCCAAAAGGAGATAATGAAGAATCATTTCCACCATTAAGAGTTTTAAAACTTCCTAAGGAAGGTTTAGAAAAAGAAGACATACCAGAAGAAATAATAGAAATAGAAGATAAGGAGAATATAGTATGACGGAACAAAAACCACCTAGTGTATTTGTATGTTTACCTGCTTATGATACAATGCAGGTTCCAACATGTTTATCATTAGTAAAATTATTTAACAAATTTACATTAGCAAAAATTAAAGCAGAGATAGGTACATTTAAGTGTCCTTATGTAAGTTATGGAAGAAATGTTTTAACAGCATTATTTTTAGAATCAGGTTTTGAATATCAATTATTTGTAGATGCTGATTTAGAATTTGAACCTGATGTAGTGGGTCGAATGTTATTATCTAAAAAAGATGCTATCTGTGTGCCTTATAGAAAAAAAACACAAGATAATGTATTAAAATTTTCTATAGAATTTGATGATCCACTAGATATTAAAATAGATAATAAAGGAATCACAGAATTAAAAATGGGACCTGCTGGTTTAACTTTAATTCATAGAAGTGTTTATGAAAAATTAATTAAAGATAATTCACATCTTAAAATAAAACAAAAAGAAATTATCTCTGAAAAAGCCAATTCATACTTTTATAATTTTTGGGATACAACTTTTACTAAAGATGGAACATGGTGGGGTGAAGATGTTAATTTTTGTAATTTAATTAAAAAATCAGGTTTTAAGTTTTATGGAGTCGTTGATGGTAAAACCACGCATCATGGATCATATGGCTGGACTGGATCATTAGCAGATGGATTTAAGAAAGCCAATGGAAAAGATCAATAAAATTTACGGACCACCGGGCACAGGTAAAACTTTTAGATTAATCAGACGTGTAAAAGCTTATGCTCGTAAGGGTGTGCCATTACATAAGATAGGTTATTTTGCATTTACTAGAAAAGCTGCTGAGGAGGCTCGTAAAAGAATTGATGTATCTGAAAAAGAAGTTCCCTATTTTCAAACTCTACACGCGTTTTGTTATCACTTATTAGGATTAAAGGAAGAAGATATTGTCCAACCATATCACTACGAAGATCTGGGTAAAAAATTAAATATACGTGTTTCATTTACGGACAAATACAACGAAGAAGAAACACATTTTTTAACTTGCAATAATCCATATTTTCAAATGATACAAAAAGCCATTAATAAAAATATTACTATTAGACAAGAGTTTGATCTTAATGAACATGATAAAAAAGAAATAGATTTTGATACATTAAATCACATTCATAGAAATTTAATATTATACAAAGGTAAAAATAATATTGTAGATTTTAATGACATCATAAAAGAAGTAATTAAATCTGATAAAATACCACAATTTAAAGCTATCTTTATTGACGAAGCGCAAGATTTATCACCGTTGCAATGGCAACTCTATGATAAATTAAAAGAACACTGTGATCAAATTTATTTAGCTGGTGATGATGACCAAGCTATTTATGCTTGGGCTGGAGCCGATGTCAATAGATTTATTAAAGAACCTGGTAAAGAAAGAGTTTTAAGAAGATCAAGACGTGTTTCTAAATCTGTGCAAGAACAATCAACTATACCTGTGAGTCGTATATCAGGCATCAGGAAACAAAAAAATTATCTACCAAGAAATTACAAAGGCGAGTGTCAACATATTTCTGATTTAAATCAAATTGATTTATCTAAAGGCAAATGGTTAATCCTTACTAGAACTAAAAGTAATTTGTTAGATATCATGAAAGATTTAAAACGTAAAAATTTTTACTATCAAAGTAATAAAGGTAAAAGTTTTAAAGTTGGTATGTATGAAGCTGCAGCAGCTTACACTAAATGGACAATGAATGAGCTATTAAATGAAAAAGAAATTAGTGCAGTTAAAGAATATATACCTAATGGAAGTTGGAATGTTAATATTCCTTGGTATGATATATTTATTGCAGATCAAAAAGAAATTTTATATTTAAGAAATTTAATAGCATCAAAAGAAAATTTAAAAGAAAAAGCTCGTATATGGTTATCAACGATACACGCTATAAAAGGTGGTGAAGAGGATAATGTAATTTTATCTTTGCATCAAGGTAGAACTGTACAGCAAGGAATTAAGTTAAGTGTTGACAAACAAGATGAAGAGCATAGAGTATGGTATGTTGGAATCACGAGAGCAAGAAATAACCTATACAAATTAAGAGCAAAAAAGAAATTAAAGGAATACAAACTATGACACATAAAGATTTATTTGATGAAACATTTCCTCAATATACTCAGGTCGGCGGGAATCACTACACCAAGTTTCCTATTCAACCCTATGAGTTTATTTCAAAAAATGATTTATCTTTTTTCCAAGGCAACGTTATTAAATACGTTTGCAGGTATCAACGAAAAGGAGGAATAGAAGATCTTAAAAAAATTATACATTATTGTCAGTTAGAAATGTTAAAAATGAGGAGTAAAAAATGACTATTGAATTTGGCTTAGGTATGTTTGCTTATAACATGATCTGTTTATTTATTGGTCTCACAATACTTTATTTAGTTATAAAAAATATAAAATGATTTTACCACAAACAGAGTGGGTACAACCCACAGAATATCCTGATCTTAGATCGTATGATGAAATAGCTATCGACTTAGAAACTAAAGATGTAGATTTAAAAACAAAAGGATCAGGTGCTGTTGTTGGTAATGGAAAAGTTGTAGGTATAGCTGTAGCTACCTATAATGATAGTTGGTATTTTCCCATAGCTCACGCTGAAGGTCCTAATATGGATTACAAAAAAACATTAGAATGGTTCAAAGATATTTTAGAATGTCCAGCTACAAAAATATTTCATAATGCTATGTATGATGTTTGTTGGATACGTAATTTAGGTTTAAAAATCAATGGCTTAGTAGTGGATACTATGATTGCTTGTTCTTTACTAGACGAAAATAGATTTTCATACACGCTTAATACTTTATCATGGCACTTTTTAAATGAAGGTAAAAATGAAAGAGCACTGCTTGAAGCAGCTAAACAAAGAGGATTAGATGCTAAAAAAGACATGTGGAGATTACCAGCACAAGAAGTTGGAGCATACGCTGAAAAAGATGCTAGTTTAACTTTTAAGCTTTGGCAACATGTAAAAAATTTAATTATTGAAAATGATTTAGAAAGTATTTTTAATCTTGAAACGGATCTTTTCCCTTGTCTTGTTGATATGCGTTTTTTAGGTGTTCGCGTAGACACTCAAAGAGCTTACGAATTGCGTAAGGAATTGATAGGACAAGAGCAATTGTTATTGCAAGAAGTTCAAAAAGAAACAGGAGAAGATATTCAAATATGGGCAGCAAGATCAATTGAAAAAGTTTTTCAAAAATTAAATTTATCTTACGAACGTACCGCAAAATCTGATGAACCTTCATTTACAAAAAATTTCCTTTCTAATCATCCACATCCTATCATACAAAAGATAGCAGAAGCAAGAAAGATTAACAAAGTAAATACGACATTTATTGATACAATATTAAAACACGAACACAAAGGTAGAATACATGCAGAGATAAATCAAATTAGATCTGATGACGGTGGAACAATTACTGGACGTTTTTCTTATTCTAATCCAAACTTACAACAAATACCAGCACGTGATAAAGTTTTAGGTCCTATGATTAGAAGTTTATTTATACCTGAAGAAGGTTGTAAGTGGGGTTGTTTTGACTACTCGCAACAGGAACCAAGACTTGTAGCACACTATGCATTACGTTATAGTTTACCTTCAGTTAATACTATTGCAGATTCTTATGACACTGACCCTTCGACCGACTTTCACAAAATCGTAGCAGAAATGGCAGAAATTCCACGTTCACAAGCTAAGGTGATCAATTTGGGTCTTTTTTATGGAATGGGTAAAGCAAAACTTCAAGCTGAGTTAGGTGTATCAAAATTTAAAGCTGAAGAACTATTTGAAAAATATCACTCTAAAGTTCCTTTTGTAAAACAATTAATGAATGAAGTAATGAAAGCGGCAGCTAAAAAAGGACAAATAAAAACTTTATTAGGTAGACGATGTAGATTTCCAAAGTACGAACCTATTCTTCGTGGGTCAGATTGGGGTAAATATATACCAGCAGAAGATGAAGAGCGCATGCAAGACTTACAAAAAATGGGAGAGTATTTAAAAGATGATGAAGATAATGTTTTAAAAGATAAAGATGGAAATCCTAAAAAAAATTATTGGCATAATAATCCAACTCGTAGAGCATTTACATACAAAGCATTAAATAAATTAATTCAAGGATCTGCTGCAGACATGACTAAGAAAGCTATGTTGGATTTATGGAAAGAAGGAATTACACCACATATACAAGTTCATGATGAGCTAGATATATCTGTTTTAAATGAATTAGAGGCAAATAAAATTAAAGATGTGATGGAAAACGCAGTTGACTTGAAGATACCAAACAAGGTAGATTACGAGTCTGGTCCCAACTGGGGATCTATAAAATGATTTATTATGGCTTATTTAAATGCAAACATACCACCGACTTATGCACAAATCAAAAGAGAATATCTTTATGATTTACAAAAACATCATGGCGAAGTTGAAGACTGCATCATCTTTGGTTTATCGGCTATTACTGGAAGGAGTATACTTTTTCATGCTATTATGGAAAATGGTGCAATATTTTATCGCTTACCAATTAGCGCGTTTATTCAAAAGGGATTTAAGCCATCCAGAGTGCCCGAGCGACGACTTGATGAACTTCAGCTCTGGAATTGTTTTAGTTATTATCCTTCTGTACATTCTTTCGATATATTAGCTGGACAAGCAGGTAAATACATAGGGAAAGATAAAAAATGGCATCCAGGTAAATATTTATTTACAGTTGACTTTGCACATCCAGAGTCTAATATACTTGACACTGATCATTCAGAGATTCCGCACGAACATAAGTGCGCTCACATAATTGCTCTTGATGATGGCAATTTTGCAGCACAACCAAACAATCGATGTATATGGGACATACCTTCTTTTACAGTAAAAGATACTATCCCTGATTGGAAAGTGCAAACAAATGAATGGAATGTAGAAGATAGTAGAGCATGGCGGACTGAAGATACCGACAAGTTCTTCTATGAGATTGAGGAGAAGAAAAAATGAAGTGTGAAAATTGTGGAATGGGTTTTATAATCTCACCTATTAATGTAGACAAAGTATGTCCGCATTGTGGACATGTTCACGGTAAAAATTATGTAGAGCATACTCACGAAGATGGCGTGACTCATGCACATCAGAATGGAGATGTTCCGCATACACATGAGGAGGAAACAATGTTAAAAAGAATTTGGAATAAAATTGTTAGCTGGTTATTTAGCTGGCAAAAAAAATAATTTATGAGTAATAAACCACTCAACATATCAGAGTCGGCGGCCGTGCAGATGCCGATGAAGACGGTCGCCTCTTTGATTTTGCTCGTCGCAGCCGGCGTGTTCGCATACACGGAGCTGACGGCAAGGTTAGTATCGCTGGAGACATCACGTGAGCTGTTTGAAAATGATTTGTTAAAGAAGTCCGAACAGGTCCCCGTCGATCAAGAACAACATTTTTTACTCGAAGATTTGTATAAGTCTGTAGAGAAGATGGAAAAAACTCAAGAGATGAACATGACAAACAAAGTCAACATAGAATTTCTTAACTCACAATTAGAAAAAGCATTAAGTGATATTGAAGAGTTAAAAGATAAGGTAAGAGAAAATGGAAAGAATTACTAGACAAGTTGTACAATACATTTCTGATATGCAAAAAAAAGCTAAACAGATGAGTTATGTTAAAAATTTAAAAAAGTCTGTTGAACATGGTAAGAATGGTACACAGAAATATGTTATTAAAAAAGGTGAAAACAAAGGTAAAATATTATGACAGAGTTAGTGGTAGCCCTACTTATGATTGTACAAGGAGAGATTAAGGAAGCGCGTATACAACCATCAATGTCTGAATGTTTGAAAGGCAAGAGAGTTGCAAAACGTAGTACGAAAGATGGTGGACACGTTAAGTACCAGTGCATAAAATCTATGGCAGAATTAGAGTCAAATATTGATGGATCTTTGTCTATAAAAAAGTTAATATTAAAATAATGAATCTTTCAAGAAATTTTACTCT